CATTTTCAGGAGTGATAGCCCATGTTTCAATGACAAAGTAATCAGCCTGCTCTTTTTCAGACACAGCAAGGTCACACACGGCCCAATTCTCACATAAACGAATGGGTACCGGCTTACGGCGTCCGTACTTGGTGTGCAGGATATAGTGCTCACCTTCAATCTCAAAATAGCGTGCCCATGCTTTTTGAAAGACGCCGCCGGTCGCAGGGACAGGAGCTTGTTGATATTGTGCAGAGTAGGCAAGCGTCCCCAAATCACGCTTATAGCGCTCTAATGTTTCTTCATTAAAGCGTGGCTTCCACAGTAATTCTCCCTCCTCTTTGCGAGGATCTGACCACCCAATAGAGGTAAAGCAATGGCGTTGTGGCTCATACTCTGCTGGCAAATTCAGATGCACCCAATCAGGTCGCTCTTTCAGAATAACGCCCGATACATCCTCCTCATGGATGCGTTGACCAATCACCAGCATACTATCTCTGGTTGCGTCATTCATGCGGTTGCTCCACACCTCACGAAACCACGTTACGGCTGACTCACGTTCAACATCGCTATGCGCATCGGTTGCGCTATGAGGATCATCGATAAGGAGAACAGAACCACCTTCACCAGTGGTACCCGTTGCCCCTACACTCACTGCTAGCTGATATCCTAATTTATCATTCAAAAAGAAGCGCTTCGCATTTTGATGGGGACTGAGAGTAAATTCCTTTTCTCGCAAGAATTGCATCGTCTGCTGGTTTGTAGCCATCTTGAATGATTGACCATAGCGCTCTTGAAACCACTTGGAGTCAATCAAATTGCGCTTTTTGAGGTTATCGCGAATGGCTAAATTGAGATTATAGGAAGCACAGAGAAACTTATCTTCAGGCGCATGTAACCAGCTCCAAACTGGCCACAAAACGCTGCAAATAGTACTTTTAGAATGACGTGGGGGAATATTGATAAGAAGAAAGCGAATTTGACCGGTTGTCAATGCAGTCAGATGATCACAGATGGCATCGATGCACCAGCCATCAACAAAGGGAGAAGGATCGACGTTACTCCACGCTTGAGACACAAAGAGCTTGAGCGAATCGCGGCATTTTTCCGCCTCTTTGATAAAAGAGAGTTGATCAACATGATTCGATTGTGTCATGACAGGAGGTCGTTTAGCCAACTCGTTTGCCTTCCTGTATCTCTAGCGCTCTCATTTTCTCCGTAAATTCCTCAAGCAAATTGAGCATCTCTACTGACATATCACGCGTATCAATCGTTACAACCCGTATATTTTCTTGCTCCAATTCGGGAACAGCATTAACGATGATATCGTTGTATTGAGCTATTGCATTAGAAGCTTTTTGGTGATCGACAAAACTCATCTTCCCTTTGCTCTTTTTAATGAGTTCAAGCAGATCATTGAGTGCTTCCTTTGCTCCTTTTGCTGCACTCGGATCAGAGGACAATTCGTTGGAATTTTCAGACTTGGATTCCGAATTTTTTTCCTCGGAATTCGGAATTTTTGAATTCCGAGACCATTTTCGAGAGCGATTGTAGAGTGTCGTTACGGCAACACCATGCTTTGTAGCCAGATCCTTGAATGTGATAGAGCTACTCTCATATTCGCTTCGTATCGCTTCCCAATCTGGATTCTCACTCATCGCATCTCACTCATAAATCGGCACATGATACACAATCATCAATACTAGCAATGACAAGCAGCAAAGGATAACCCACACGCACACAACGATTATCGTGCATATGACGCAATCCATGATGATATCAGTCGATTTCATGTTCCAATAAAAACAGCGTTCTACAACTCTCCTCGTGTTGAGGATCATCATAGAACGCTGGATTATGTATCGCGTATAGTAACGCGTTTGAATCTACGGTCTATTTTTGTCTTTATCGCGGATCGTCCACTCTATTGGTTGAAGAATACCGCCATTGCAATAAAAAAATGCCTGTGCATTGCCTGACTGCTTCTCTTTGAGCCACTCAACGCGCTCATTCAATTCGATAAGCCATTTGAGCTGAAGATGTGGAAGAAGACGTTGCAATGCTTCTCTGTCTTCCATGAAAATACCTCACTTCATGCAAGGTAGCCTTATTATAGCATATCGTGATATCCAAATTCTAGCGCTGGCTACAATAAGAGGAGAAACAACGCGCTCATGTCTACCTCGAAGTTATCTGTAGCACACAGCACGGTCTTCTCGTCGGACCGTGTTGTGCTTTACAGCAATAAAAAAGCGCGGGTTATAGCGCCCGCATCGCTCCCTCTAAGGATTTTGTCCACATAATGATCTCCACTCCCATTTTACCACGGCCAAATAGAAGCCAGCGGCCTCTTTGCATGCCTCATACTATCTTTGTGTGGACTTCCGCATGATATCTGCCATATTTGCCGAAACCAGCATGATTGTCAAAGTACAGGTATCCCGTGTTTGTATGGCAAAATTCCCCTGTATGCATGTTTGCCGGAATTCGGTAATACCCGTTGCACACAAATGAGCCGGATATTTTGATGTACAGCCAGTCTCGACGTTCAGGAGTGTCATACCACTCTGAGTAACCAAGATTCTCCACAACTACCGGGGCCACGCCTTCATAGTACTCTCTTCCCAGGTTCAAGAGCACCTCGCGGTCAAGTTCCGCAACACACGCTTCGTCAACCATATCAGCATATGGAGCATTTTTTATTTTGGCCTGTTGCTCTTCTTTATATTCACGTAAGAGCTTTTTCTGCATCGATCTCACGATTATTCCTTTCTTTAGAGACTCCCGTCTCAACTATAACGCGTTGCCAATCACAGATACATCAGAGGGAGTGGTGAACTTTTCTCGGAGTGCCTATGATCACAGCGGCGATTGAATTATTCACTTACTTGCTGATAGAGCGAGTCCAGTTCTTGCCAGTGCGCATGAATCCACTGAGAAACAATACTCTCAGCACTAACTTCGGGATTCAATGAGCGATAATGCAGTACAATAATGTGTAGCTCCTGTGCGGTATCGTCGCTCAAAGTGAGGCGCTTTTGTCGTGGGCCTGAACCACGACGAGCGCCCCCGGAGCGGCCTTTTACTCCTGACATAGCTCTTCCAATTTGTCCACAGCTTGGATCAAAGAGTACTGAGTATCTCCCAGCTCAGAAGGGAATTCAATGATTCCCTGATCTCCAATCGGATAGCCACTTTGAATCTGCTTCATTGCCTGTACTAGAAGATCTTTGGCCTTTTGTAGACTTGTCATTTCCACAAAGGCAACCTTTCCATTGCCTGTAAATTTCCATATAGTTGCGTAGTTCCTCTCGTCGTGGCTAGACGGGTCGCCGTGAATGATGATCTTGTCTCCTTCATTTAAAGACCATGTATAAGCTGGTATTCCCAGGCTATTTTGCCGTATTCGAGGTTCTAAGATATCTCGTTCCTTGCCAACTCTTTGCAGTTGAATACTGGGTAATTGATCCTCAGACGCATGGACAAGCAGAGTTGCAGACCATTTCCAGCGATGATTTGGGAGGTCAATCGGGCGGGCCGTGAATGAGCATTCCACTGGTGAATATGCTTGCTTCTCCGTATCAAAAATGGGGGCAGTGAACTTTTGATCTTCTCTCATTTCAAACTCCTTAATTCTGTAGCCACTCTATGGCTTCAGCAAACCCTTTTTCATCTGCATTAAAAACGGTACGATGTCCTGTTTCTGTGTGCACAAGCGCAAGTAGAAAGGAAGGATCTGTCTGCATAGGGATGAGATGCAAAGCAAACGACTCCGTATGGCAGAGATCAAGCAATTGCTGTGGAATAGTCATGATTTTCTCGCTTTCATTGTTTCAATTCTCAGTACTCGATTGGAGTACATTTGAATTATACGTTATTCAAATGGAGTTGTCAACACTTTTGTGACCAATTTCAAGGCAACAAAAAAGATCCCTGAATTCAGGGACCAGGGGATTCGAGTACGCTGAGTCCCTAAGCGCGTGGTGACCCCTCTCAAGTATGAGTCACCAACAAACAACATACAGTGCGGTGCAGCCGCAAGTACACTTCGATCATAACAGATCTTAGAATTCGTCGTCACTCAACTCGCGAGTACGTACACGGCAACAAAAAGCAGGCTTAATTTTCCCTGCAATTTTATGACTAACTTTTTTAAATGCACGTTTTTGAGGATTAAGCCTGCTTGACGAGAGTATAGCACAACAAAAAGCGCGGAGGGAATGACCGCTCTCCGCGCTTGTGTGCTCTTCGCCTATGCAACTGTTGCAACAGCCCATAGGACCCGACTAATCCGAGCACAGGGGCCTTTTCGTCCGGTGATCCGCACCATCTCCCCAATGGTATCAATGCAAATGAGAGGACTCGAACCTCCACCTCTCAGCCTATCCGACGCTTTACCGCTAAGCTACAAATGATCAGGCTCGAACTGATGACTTCGGAACTGCTGAGCGCTCTACCGTTAAGCTACACGCGCAAGAAAGAGATAAGATATAGGCAACGTATATCTCTCCCTGACTATACCGACTCCCATCATCATAGCACAGCCATGCAAATCAAGCATGCAGATCAACCAGAGCACTAATCCTATCAGCACGCAAAATAGCAATATAATCGTAATTGATGCGATAATCTCAAGAAGCACGTAATGCCTCGTCATATGCGTCTGATGTGCTTCTTGAAGATTGTCATCATATTCATCGAGAATCTTACAGATCTCGTCTATTGCTTTATCATTCAGCTTCATTTTTCCATTCATACGTGAGTGCACTGATAATATCACTATCAGGCGTTGGAGGAAACTTTATCGGATTTATCGCAACATATCGATGATTATAGCAATAGACGCGGCTGATATGATGACATATCTTATCAGCTATTCCAAGTGGATGCTCTGAGTATACAAAAAAGCAGCGTGTACCTACTGGAAATGCCGGAAGAGTCGGCAGTTCTTCCACTTCTATCAATGTATGGTCATCTCCAAGCGCTCTAACAATATGCTCATGCGGAATATCATCAATCCACTTAGTAGTGATGATCTCGGTTGCTTCTTCGTGTATGCCCATTGGTCCCTCTCGATATTGTGATGATAGCTCATTTTATCATGCGGATAGCTCTTACATACTATCCAGAAATTCATTGGCAGAAGAATATGGCTACTCAAAAAAGAGGCCTGGTCCCATACCTGCCAATGCTGCGATGGTAGATAAAGACGGTGGTGCCATCTCTTTATAGGCATATGATATTGGCTCGTCAATACTTTTCTTGTTGAATAAATATGCTCCAATGCATTTATAGTGCTGAATCCAATATTTTTCACGCATCCGCGCCTTTGCAATACCGTCAACTACCTCCAAGGTTCTCATAATGAGCATAAACTGGGATGACTTTAATTCTTTAATCCATACATCTTTCTCCAGATTGGCACCATTGCAATGCAAATGTTGGCGAAATCGTGCATAAACATCATTGGTGATACCAATATATCGTATCTCATGATGGTTTGAAGTATACCGAGGATCAATTAATGCGTAAATGGCATAAGGATCACAAACTGAAGTAGCTTTCATTAATCGCCCCATTCATCACTAGCGGCGACCGCATTTGATAATGCTACATTAGTGTAGCTCGCATGCTCTTCATTAGATTGTGCGGGCACCGGAGCACCCACTTTGGCTATTCCTTCTCGTCTCATGCCATAGTAATCACCGAGACGTATACCCGCTACTGTTGGGAGATGCTTGGTATTATGCTCTTGTGCATCTGCCAAGAGATCTTTATGCGTTTGCGAGTCTCGGAGTATGCCTATTGTGAGATAGATGTACTTCTTCGTGTCTCTCATAACACTACACCGCACGCACTCGCTGTAATTGCGATTCAGCAAAGACGGCATAACCATAAGCATTAGCCTCTTCAGGATGTTCGATAAATTGGAGATTAGGAACACGCTTCTGTAATTGATCATAGAAGTAATGTGCACCTCCGCCAATGGAGAGCACAGAAGAGAAAGATGAAGCAACCTCAGAACCAGCTTCCGACTCACTCCACTTGCTCGACACAAAGGAGATGATTTCATCACCAATCTGTTTTAATGCTTCTCTCGTCATTGAATCGAGATCTGGTACCTGTTCACCACGTGCGACAATATGGGGCATAGGCGAACGAGAGGCATGCGCCCGCAAGATACGACGCACTTCATAGCTCTTGAGAACACGTCCATACTTCCGCTGGAAATTAGCACTCAACAAATCACCGGCAATTTCCACACCCAGCGCCTTGCCAGCACACATATGACGCATAGGAGTTTGGCCCTCTGCAACAAAGAGGTCTGTTGTCCGTCCCCCAATATCAATAACTCCTTGCGTCATCTTCTCACGCGATCCATAGGCAATAGTAGCACCGGCCCCCTCCATAATCACGCGCTCAACCTGAACATGAATGATACGCTTGCGCTCATTCACAACAAAGACGTGTGTCCCTTCCAGTGCCTGCTTAATTTTCTTCCTGCACTCAGGATCTCCGAGATAAGTCTGAACAGGAAGGCCTGTTACAACATTCAGCCCAAACTCAGCATCATCTACAAGAGACGAGGCTACTGTCAGGAGCATAATGAGTGATTTTTCGCTCCAATAGCGACTAATATCACCGCGCCCATTGAATGACATCATTGACTGTTCTAATGCCAGATCTCCCACAAATTGCTCTGTTTCATTCCCTTGTGCCTTGAAAACAAAGTGATTTGCACCCAGACGGATACTCAATTTCTTGAGTTCCTCAAGATCTCCCTGAGCTATAGCACTCACAACGCAACGCGACACCCTGCGACCGCGTGCGAACATGACCCCACATGTTTCAGCATTCCCAAAATCATGCCCATAGGCGAACGTTTGCATTAAGCTTCTCCTTTTTACTGTAAATATACAGCATTCTTGCAGCACTCATTTATCTTGGGGCGATTTTACCATAGTAGAGTGTAAATATAAAGTAAGTATGCTGCAAATATAAAGCACGTAGGAATATATGGCTAGAAGTGCTGTATATTTACAGCGTTCTTGCAGCAATTAGAATCATCTTTTTACTTCCAACACAGCAGTATTGCCAGCGCGTCGTGCACTGAGCATATGCAAGCCAGCCGGTACCGTGTAACGCACAAACTGACACAACCATGCAACGGTCATCGTGCTGGCCTGCTCTGTCACACTCTCACGACATGGCGTATTCAGCCAATGACCATATGTGTGCGTGTTGAGTTTCCGCTGAGCTTCTTCAAGCGCTGTCTGCCTATCGCCGACGGTAACCGACGGCACTGTGTAGCTGTCAGCTCCCCCGCTGAACGCCGTGAGATTTTTGAGATAGAGCGATGTGCCATACACCGCATTGATACCCAACGCTGGAATGTTGCCCGCCTGGCCAGACGTAACGGCGTGAACCGGTACGGGTGCGATGCCAAAGACAGGAGGATTACCAACGGGAACCATGACACTCTCATCAGTGGCAAATTCACGACCGCTAGCACTCTCCAGAATAAATCCGCTGGGTAACTCTTGCGCCAAAATAGAGCCATTGTAAACGGTAATCCAGCCATGAGCGGCTACTGCTGGCACAATATTGACACCGGTCGGCACAATCACGACACTTGCGATAAACGTTTGTGGGGAGAGAGCTTGCAGAGGAACTGTAATCTCGCATGGGCTAATATCTTGTATTGATGGGATAATGACAAAGGAAAGCATACAGAGGAGCAAGGGCACAGCCTGAATATGGTGCCATAGATTGAAGAGCGCTAAATACTTCTGATACTGTTCTTTAGTCAATACGATGATATGTCGTGTCTCAATAGTTTTATCATCGCACTCTTCAGCATACATTACTGCTGTTGCTCCTTAAAGGTACTACCGTCATTCACATACACAATCTGTTGATCTTGAATATGCACAATGAGATCAAGGCGTCCATCCTCATTACGGATCTCGCCCGTGACTGGAATCAGATCCTGTCCGGCACCAATAAGCGTTGGACCCGTGAAGACACGCTCTTTTGATGCATCGCCACCTGGGATCTCGATAATCTGGACATGCCCATGCAAATTGAGAAAGAGAAAGTGCGTCTCATTCGTTGAGCTATCATTATGTCCAACAACGGCGTCCATTTGTGAGATGCGAGGATAGCCGTAATGGATGGAGTCCTGCCAACTATTCCACACGCCCATTGCCTGCACAAGAAGCCAGACCACAAGAAACGTGCCAATAATCCAGACAAGTGGATGCAAATGAGGCAGACGTCTCTTTGGAGGCGGACCTTGATGGACAATAATCCGCTGATTCCCACGCGTGATCACCGCATCCTGTCCAGTATCCCACCTTCGCCGTATCTGTGGTGTGGACACCGTATAGAGATCATCCTCTGTCGTTGCTGGCAAGCTCGCACGTCTTGGGAATTGCGTCATACAATTTCATCCTTTCATTCACCGCTTCCTTCTTGTAGTATAATGGCGGTGCCTGAACTAACACACAGGTTCCTTTTAAGTGAAATACACATTGGGAGGTGTGTATTTCACTTTTTCACATTGTGTCTACGCATTTCTCCCATAAGCTTACTGCATCATCATATCGTCCCTGCTTGAATAATTGCAGTATTGGCGGAGCATTCTGTTCTATACGAGCAATGATGCTCTCATGACTGGCAACGACTGAGGGACCAGAGAGACCACGCTGTGCCGCTCGATTCCGCTCGTCAATGTCAACCAACAGCCGTGCTACTTCACTTCGGTTTACAGGGGTGTTCTCATCACTTCTCATCACTTCGCCTCCTCCTCCTCTTACAGGCCTCCAATATCATTTGTGCTGCATGTGCCGGACATATACCATGCGAACCTTCGTTGTGCGCAGGATGGCACCATGCACACGTCGTGCTACTGCTCTGTTTCAGCATCGGTTGCCTCCTCCTCATTGGCGACGGGTTTCGCCGTAACAAGCTCAATAGCTTCTTGCGCCATCGCGTGCCTCTCACACATGCCATAATAGCACCATGCACAGGTGACTGGTTCATTCTCCATACAATTTCTCCTTGAAATAGTCGGGCAATTACTTCACTTATAGAATTTTGAGATGTTATACTAGAGAGGAGCATCGCTCGTGATTCACGGAACGGTGCAGAGTTTTCATTTCCATCCGAAAACTGCACCAGTTCCATTACATTGTCGAAACAATGCAACTTAAGAATATAACATCAAGCAAACAAGAGGGGAGAAAGGGAAAAGTACGGAGCTACCAAAAGAACCTTTCTCCTCCTCATCGGAACATTTCCGTTGACTTGCCATCACGGAAGTGTCCTACTCTAAGTATATGAAATGCTATAATTTCAGCAAGGGGATACTTACGGTAAGGCCGTAAGTATCCATCTATCAATTGGAGAAATGCATGGTACAATCTCAGCAACCGAAAGGAGAGAAATTTCATGGAATGGTGGGAGGAAATGGGATATCATCCGTTCGCGGCTGGCAACGACGGATTCCCTCAGACTGGTCAGGTTATCAAATATTATCGCGAACAAAAGCGATATCCTTCAGGAGAAATTATGTACACACAAAAAGATTTAGCAGGGGCACTCGGTCTGAGCAGATCAGAAACCGTAGCAGAGATGGAAACGCAGAATACTAGAATCGACATGCCGCGACGTCAGGCACTCTGTGATCTCTTGGATATTCCACCGAGACTATTTGGGATTGTCACTCTTGCTGAAATGATCGGACTTGCTACGATCACCACTCAAGGCAAGATGCTCGATATCGAAGAGTACCGTCAGTATCTCATTGCAGCATGGAAAGCCAATCATGCGACGAGTGCACAGAGCACACTGGGTGATATGCTTTCACGTATTAGCATCCTCTATGGAGCATTGCCATATGCCAATCATCCAACCAAGCCACAGATTCACGAATTGCTCTGTGACTACCATCTCTTTGTTGCCAATCTGCTTCGAGATCAACAACACTATCCTGATGCTGTCCAACATCTCAACAAGGCATATTTAACAGCAGATGCACTTGGAAGCGATGAAAAAAGAGCACGAGTACATCAGCATAGAAGCGGTTTTTTTGGAGATGCACAGGACTACGATAAGGCATTGCTCGATAGCGAGAAGGCAAATCTCTATATGACAAAATTGCCTCTGCATCTGAGAGGGCCAATTATTCTTGGACTAGGACTGGGAAGGGCAAGAATTGCCACAACTCAAGCCGAGCGCTTAGAGGCTATACGCCTGTTTGATCAAGGAGCAAGAATTATTGAGCGGAGTCAGGACGCAGAAAATCACTATCAAAGTGACCGCTCGCCAGACCGCACACATCTCACACGGAGCGTGGCACTGATGGCAGTGGGCTGGTACAAAGAGGCAGACCGCGAGATAGCGCAGGCTCATTGCGGTCCAGAGCAGAAGCGTCGTCAAGCCTATCAGGATATTTTGCAGGCTCAAGTTCATGTGAATCTTGGACGGTTCCCAGCCGCATTGGCACTCCTTACATCGGCATTGCAGACGATGAGAGCCATTGGATCACAGATCAATATTATGCGGATTGCCGACCTCTACAAGCAAGTCAAAAGCAAGTATGACGGCAATGACATGCATGATTTGAGCGTATTATTATCAAGCAAGTAAGACAAGGTGGTAGAATTAACGCATAGGGGTACTATGCAATGACAGGGATCGTCTCCAGCGGTCTCTGTCGTTTTTATGAGGAGGATGAGATGAAGCTGAACGTAAAGAGCGTGAGTCTCTATACGGACGAAGGTCTCAAAATCATCGACACAGATGGGAAGGAGCACCTGATACCGCATGGCAAACAAATCACGGTGACCATGCTCGATAGGCAGGACAAGCGAGAAGAGACAACGATGTTAGCGTATGAGCTGGGGCCCTATCTGGCAAAAGGCTATCTTATTGAGATGATTGAGTTTGAAGCGTAAGTCATAAGGATGTGATTGAGGAGGATGAGATGTTGTATTGTGAACGAGCACCACTGCATATTGAGCAGGCTTCGTGGCGTGTTACACTTGTTATGGATAAAGATATAACACAGACGTTGCATTTATGCGAAAAATGTCATACATACGTCAAGCAAAAGATGATCATTGTTGACGAAATGTCGTTAGAAAAGCCTCCTGCTGAGCTGATACTATCTGTGCAGGATTGGGACGGGATACTGGCAAAGTATGGACTGGTGAGGCGAGCACCTGATGAGCCAAGAATTGTCGTAGCCTATGAACAGAATAAGAGTCTGCTGCTTGGACTATGCGTGGATGGGCAGTATGGCATCCTGTGGATGAAGGACAAACATCTTGAGATGCTTGACAAGACGAAAGACGATGCAATGATGAGACAATGTTGTGCGAATGTTGCAAAGCTTGCATGTGCAGAGCTTGTGGTGTAACAAATGGCTGTGCTGTGCGTGTTCAGAGTGGCGATACTCAAAGAATGAACACCTTCCAAGTGACGTCAAGAAAGCGCGAGATCTCATTCAATCTCGCGCTTATATTCTCCATAAAAGGATAGTTAGGACCCGATACCACCATTCTCAGTATAATGCATACAAAAAGACCGTGAACGAGGAGGCTCGATTATTCCTTGCTCTTGTATCCTTCTATTATTTCGGCATGATTGCAACATAGATAGGTGTTATGCTTTTTGCCATCTTCTAGCTCTGTATAGATGGCATCAGCTAAAATAGATCTCTTGTGATCTATAAGACAAGGTTCACATACTATGAACCTTTTATCTTTATGAATAGTGTCTATCCAAGCAATAGTGTCTTTTTTCATGTTCTCTATCCTCGCCAAACAAGAGGAATCTCTCTTATGACTTTGTGATATCCTGATAGTATCAACAGGCTCGTCTGTCTCTGTCGTTTGAGTGCCGCAGAGACAGGCTCTATTTTGTATTATTCGTCTCTCCACGAATTTTTGAGATTCGTATTGACGCTGAACCCGCCACCCGACCAGCGGATATTGGAATTCTCGATTTCTTGTGTCAGGTCATCGCGAAACCCGTTCCTTCTCCCTCCCTCTGTCTGAAATTCCACATTCCACTCACCATCAAACGGATAGATGCGAGTTTCGGCAATAATGCCTCTTCTGTCTAGCAATGGATGAAGAACCGACTCTACACTTTGAGCGTCCTTCTCATTATCTACATGGATGCAATGGAACCGAATAGTATTTGTCATGTTCAAAATCTCCTTCTCATTGGGTGTGGGTCATTCCCTCACCTCTTGATCTTATTCTAACATTTTTGTTTGTGGTTGTCAACGGTTTTTTGACGAGTTTTTAGCAGGTTTGCCCACCGCTCGCTTTTCGCTGGCAAAACGAGTAAGCTCCTTCTGCATAAAGAGAGGGGCATTTTTCCGCAAGAATCGTCGCACCTCCGGAGGAATTTTGTCATGAGGAATAGGTGTCACATGGCCCTTATGGATGTGCCATCTCACCGTACTATGTGAGAGACCGAGGAAGGTAGCTGCTTCCTCGGTCGTGTAGTATTCCTTAGTAGAGTCCATAGTCCTCCTCCGGTTGTACCACCCATTCATCTCCCCACTGACTACGCGGAGCCAGAAGTTGCCCGACACCGTTATACTCACGCCCACACCTCTCGCAACTATTGGTCCATGAACTGTTCAGTATGACGATCGTACCGCAATCGCAACGTCCCCTGGCTGGCTCCCAATAGGTATGGCTGCAATCCACAACACCTATTGGAACAACGGCATATTCTCCGCTCAAACATCTATTTAGATTGCCTCTTGCGGTGGAGGCAATCTGCTCATGAATGAGATTGTCTTGTTTGTCGCATGGAAAACTGAATCCTGCTCCTGGCTGATCTTTCCACTCAAAGTTGAGCGCATATTTCTCAACTCTGACGCGCTGACCTTTGCTGATAATATTCATGAGAATTATCCTTTCTATACTGCCTGTAAGGCGGGTTTCCACTCGTTGATGCGTCTCTGCATAATCGAGAGATCCGCTTTAGCCGCTTCAATCGTTCGCGCATAATCATGTTTTCTATTGTCATAAGCGTTCTCATATGTTTCTGGTATTCGAGCATAATAATGATCTTTGTTGAATGTCTCCGATTTCGTATATACCACCTCTTTACCCTTGCCATATGATCCTCGTCTCTCAAAAACGGTGATCGTTTGTGGTGGAATTGCCAGGAAGTTTGCAAATGCTTCTTCCTGACGAGCAACAAATCTTTCAACCATCACAGCAACCTCTTTGAGCCGGTCACAAGATTCTTCATAAGGTACGTATCTTGCGCCCTGACAGGATGCTGTTTGCCAGCCTTCGTATGGACGTGTATAACCATGATGGGCAATTAGGCCACTTTTTGCTTTGATTGCGCGGCCACATACCTGACAGGTAGCAGTCACTACTGGTGTTGTCATTGTTTCTAGGCTCCTCGTTTTTCTTTGTGAGCACCTCTCACTTCTTTATTCTAACATTTTTGTTTGCTATTGTCAACAGTTTGAGAGGGAGTTTTCACCAACCCACAAAAAGCCCGCATCATCGCGGGCACATGGTTTTGCGCAGGATACTCGTCTCTCATTGAAATGGTCGCATCTTGTACGCGGCAACTGTTACTCACCTGTCTTTTCCTCTCCATAATCCAGAGGCTTGTCATGTGCTAGCCTCTGTCTTGTCCGTAGCTCAATCATCTTTGCCGCAAGCAGCATACTACCGAATCCAACCATATTCATCGGATCTTGCGGCATTGGCTTCTCTGCGGCTTTTGCTAGAAGCTTTTCAATTTGCTGGTCAATTTCATTCATGCGCTTTTTCTTTCACAATAAGCATCTTCTTCGCATCATGCATTTTCTTTGACTCTTTTTCGTGCCTTATTTGTTCCTGCACTCTTTGTATTGAGTACGGCGCTTCTTTCTCCTGTGGTAATAATTCCACAAAGAGACCTAATCCATCAATCATTTATTTCTCCAATTGTTCTATAATGTTCCATAACTCTTGCATAATGCGTTTTGCATCATCTTCAGTATAGCCATCATCCATGAGATTTGCTATCGTGTCCAAGTTTTCCTCTACCGCTGCACGCAGGAGTCCAGCAGCTTTATAGCGTGCAATGCGTTTGATTGCTGGTTGCGTTATCTTTTTCGCATTTCTTGTCGTGTCCATCTCTTGAATCTTCTCCATAAACTCACTTCTCGCATAGACAAAATATACAGAGCGCGTCTGTCAGCTTTATAGTATGGCTCTTCGATGGCTTGATATTCCTTAAGGCTGATTTCACCAGTGAGATAGCGCCGTGAAGCTATCCAGAGTTCATCTTGATCATTCATAGTAGAATTTCCTCATGAGTAATATTGCAGGCTATGTTTCCATCAAGGAAGCGGCTCAACTCCTGGGTCTCTCCTCCAAACGTGTATATGAGTATGTTGACGAAGGACGCCTCACAAGCCTGTGGGCTGCCGATGTCATTATGATCCCATTGGATGAAGTAAGCGCGTTCAAAAGACAAAGTTCTGGACGACCGCGCAAAAGTGTTCCTTCCTGGCGTATCTCGACAGGCGACAATGCGCAATTCATGACCACGATCACCGTCCAGATTCGCAATTATACCGTGCTCTTGCTGAGATTGGAACGGATACGACGGCATACATTCCCTGGCACCGTCGCACGCTATATTACCGAGAGTGGGCAGCAGATCACCATCTCGCTTGTCTGGAAACGCGCCATCATGCCAAATGAGACCATGCGAGAGCAGGCACTTGAAGCGCTCAAGCAAGAATTGGCTGACATTCTCGATTGGAGCACGGCACAATACGCGCACAGCAAGATCCTTATGCATGCATAGATGGCCTGGTTCCTACACAATTCTCAACTACTGCCACATTTTCCGCATGCAAAGCTGACATACGCTCAAAGCATGTATTGCAGAGAAGAAGCTTATACTCCTCTGCTCGGTATTCCTTTGTCGCTCTCACGTCCTGCCATAGGAGCGGATTGCGCGTGTCCTGCTTACACGTCTCACATTTCATATTTACGCTTTTCCTTTCTTTGGTGCCTCAATCTCGCTCGTAGGGATCTCTTGACTCCATCGGAGGAATGAGATCCACCATTTCATCTACAGGCAGATCTGGATTTGTTGCGAGAAGATCATGCGTCCTCTGAGTAATATGCTCTGCAAATGCACGGAGATATTCAGAGATCTGCGTCTCTCTCGCCTGCCCTTTAAACTGCATTACCACCCATGCATCATTGAAAAATTGCTTCTTGCAAGTCCTTATTGAGTTCCTGATAATGGTCAGCCAATCCCAGGATGTCCTCTAATTTCTCAACCGGCACGCCAAGAGACTTTAATGTCGATTCAAGACCTTGCATCTCCTTCGAGATGTCAATATGACTTCTTTCGTCTTTCATGTCTCCATCCATTCTAATAGCTCAGTATTGCCTTTTATCTTTGTGTCACACTCAGCCACAAAAGAAGCATCATTTACATATTGGATCTTATCCGCCTCGCATCTCCATATTGATTCCTGCAAGATCTTCATGAGTTTCTCACGATCAGGAGCGCAATAGCGTACAGTATTCCAGAGCTGACTGGCATAGGTGCTTGTTGGCTGGTCGTGCTTCATACCGAGGACATGATGGTAAATCTCAGACC